TATTCAATTCAATTCTAAACTTTTCCAGATTACTTGTGCTTGTAATACTATTTGCTGTAACCGTTGCCATTATTGAATATCCACTAATTGTTTCAAAAGATTTTTTATCTCATGCATTTCTGATTTGATATTATTAATCTCTCTTGTAGTATTTCTTATCTCATCTCTTTGTCTTTGAGCAGCTGCTCTGCAATTAGAACTACAATATTTTAAACCTTGTCTGCCTTGCTTCATTCTAATTACTAAAATTTTTTTTACTTTTTTACATTGAGGACATAAAAAATCGAAAGTTTTTGTTTTTTTTATTTTATTAATACGAGCAAATGCTTTTGCAATCTGTTCATCAAACTCTTGTTTGGCTTGTTCATATGTTTTCATATCATATACCTAAACTTTCCGAATGATTCTATTATGTGTAAATTAT